CAGCCATGACAACTCTCCTTGGACGAAAGCAATTCAGCGAAATCTTGGGAGACCTCATTATCAAGCCACAAGGCAAACCGACGCTGGTACCGGACAGCGATAAAAGACCGGAAATGACAACTATTTTAGATGAGTTTAAGGAGGAAACCACTCATGAGTAAATCAAATCCAATGAAGGTTATCACAGGCAAAGATACACGCTGGAGCTATGCCAACGTGTGGGAAGCAAAATCCATCAACGGCGGTACGCCGAAGTTCTCGGTCTCGCTGATCATTCCAAAGTCAGATAAAGAGACGCTGGATGCCATCAAGAAAGCCATTGAAGCCGCCTACAAGGAAGGCGAAGCCAAACTCAAGGGAAACAGCCGCACGGTGCCGGCTCTAAATTCCATCAAGCTGCCGCTTCGTGACGGTGACGTAGAGCGCCCGGATGATGAAGCCTATGCCAACAGTTACTTTATCAATGCCAACTCGGCCACAGCGCCTGGTATTGTCGATAGCGATGTGAATCCCATTCTCGACCGTTCGGAAGTCTACAGCGGTGTGTATGGCAGGGCATCCATCACCTTCTATGTCTTCAACTCGAACGGCAATCGCGGCATCGCCTGCGGTCTTAACAATCTTCAGAAAATCCGTGACGGCAAGCCACTCGGAAGCCGTGCCAGCGCTGAGTCCGACTTCGGCGACCTGACCGATGACGATGACTTCTTGTCGTAAGGAGGCAGGCCGATGTTTGCAGAGCTTTTCAAGGAAGTGTACATCGCCTTCAATGCCTTCATCTTAGGCGGACTTGCGGCCTTCCTGCCATTCTACGCCGTTTATCAGTTCGGCAAGGCTGTCTGGAAGCGAGTCAAAGAACAGCAAGAGTAACTGCCGGGGGCGGGGTCAAAAGCCTCGCCCCTTGCTTTAAGAGGTGCATATGAAATACATATCCTTAGACATTGAAACTTTTTCTTCAGAGAACCTAAGTAAAGCGGGTGTCTACCGCTACGTCGAAGCTCCCGATTTTGATATTCTCCTCATTTCCTATGCTGTAGATGGTGGCGAAGTGCAGACGATTGACCTTGCCAATGGTGAGTCGGTGCCGATAGACCTTATCTCCGCCTTTCTCTCGGACGATGTGATCAAGTGGGCTTTTAACGCTCAATTTGAACGAATCTGCCTGTCCGAGTGGCTGAAACGAAAGGGCTATGTTTTGGAGCGAACCGTGCCCTTTGGCCATGAGTCGGAATACCTGAACTACCTTGACCCGGGAAGCTGGCGCTGTTCCATGGTTTGGTCGGCCTATCTGGGGCTTCCGCTCTCCCTGGAACAGGCCGGCTCGGTCTTAGGTCTCGACAAGCAGAAGCTGAAAGAAGGCAAAGACCTCATCCGCTACTTCTCCATGCCCTGTAACCCGACCAAAACAAACGGCGGCAGGACGAGAAATCTGCCGGAGCACGATCCGGAGAAATGGCAGCTCTATAAAGCCTATAACAAACGGGACGTGGAAACGGAGATGGCGATACAGGAAAGGCTCGAGAGCTTTCCCATGCCGGATATGGAATGGGATAACTACCACCGAGACCAGCAAATCAATGATCTCGGCATTTTGATTGATAAGGAACTGGCGGAGCAGGCCATTCGCATGGACAAGGAAGTACGGGCACACGCCCTGCAAAAACTCCGAAGATTAACAGGCTTGGAAAACCCCAACTCCGTTATGCAGCTGAAAGACTGGTTAGCTGGTCAGGGTATCGAGACTGAATCCCTCGATAAAAAGGCGGTCAGGAAGCTTCTGGAGACCGCTTCAGGCAAAGTGAAAGCTACCCTCGAAACAAGGCAGGAGCTTGCCAAGTCCAGCGTTAGGAAGTATCAGGCCATGAGGGACTGCGTTTGCCTCGATGGCAGAGCGAGAGGCCTCTTTCAGTTTTACGGTGCAAACCGTACCGGACGCTTTTCCGGCCGTTTGATTCAATTACAGAACCTGCCCAGAAACAAGATGGATCATCTGGAGGAAGCGAGAACGCTCGTTAGGCAAGGCGACCTTGATGCTCTGGAAGTCCTCCTTGATTCTGTCCCTCAGGTCTTATCGGAACTCATCCGCACTGCCTTTGTGCCAAAGGTGGGGCGTATCTTTCTTGTTGCCGACTACTCCGCCATCGAAGCAAGGGTGCTGGCCTGGCTCGCTGGAGAAAGCTGGCGCATGAAGCTCTTTGCTGAGGGTGGCGACATCTACTGCCAATCGGCCAGCGAGATGTTCAGCGTGCCGGTTGTCAAACACGGTGTAAATGGTGATCTAAGACAGAAAGGCAAGATATCCGAACTCGCCTGTGGCTATGGCGGCTCGGTCGGTGCCCTCAAAGCGATGGGTGCACTGGAGATGGGCTTAACGGAAGAGGAGCTGCCTGGACTTGTTCAGTCCTGGCGAAACTCCAATCCCAAAATTGTCCGTTTCTGGTGGGATGTGGACAGCGCCGCCAAGACAGCCATCAAAGAACGACGAAAAACTGAGGTTCAGGGCATTGGCTTTCGTTATCAAAGCGGGATGCTCATCATCACGCTTCCTTCCGGTAGAGAGCTTTTCTATGTCAAGCCCCGCATCGGCGAGAACCGCTTCGGCGGTGAATCCATTACCTATGAAGGTGTCGGAACGGGGCGACGCTGGGAGCGTCAGGAAACCTACGGGGCAAAGCTCGTGGAAAATATCGTCCAGGCCATTTCCAGAGACATCCTCTGCTCAGCCCTTCAAACCTTCAAGTATTCCGACATCGTCATGCATGTCCATGATGAGATCGTCATTGAAGCCGATTCCCGTATGTCGGTTGAAGTGGTCTGCAGACAGATGAGCCGAACACCAGAATGGGCTTCCGGATTAAAGCTTGATGCCGACGGCTTCACCTGCAACTTCTATCAGAAAGATTAATTGCCCAAAATCACCGGTTCTGTCCAAGGGGAAAGTGAAGGGAGTCCCTCCCTTACATCAAACCTTGGAGGAACCTATTATGTTTTACACCAAACAGCCTGTCGGAGATGACAGCGAGTTCATCACCTACATCACAGACGAAAACGTCTACAACACCTGTCCCCGCTGCGGATCAGAAGTACCCGTAAACCTGGCCGATGTGCTTCGTGACGAGGACAGCGATTTATACGGCACGACCGTCTACTGTGACAAATGTGCCCAAGCGTGGCTGCAAGAGAAGCTCGGCGGTGCGAAATGAACGAGCAAGAACGTGAAGCTATTGTTTTACGCAGGGAGCGTGGTGAATCCATCAGTACAATTGCAAAAGCACTGGGTTTGAACTACAACACCGTGAAGTCGTTCTGCCAGAGACAAAATATCTCTATTCAGAACGACAACGCAGGTGTATGTGAAAACTGCGGTAAAGCACTACCCATCTATCAAGGAGGAAGACGGAGACGCTTTTGTTCGGATGAGTGCCGTTATAGTTTTTGGAGCAAACGGGAGAAGTCCTATCAGAAAGAACATATCTGTCCGACCTGCGGTGTGACCTTTAAAGCAAGATCAAACCGCAAGTACTGCTCCCACGCTTGCTATATCAAAGACCGCTTCCGGGGTACTCGAAATGAATGAACCTTGGAAACAAGAAGCAGATTATCAACTAACAGATGGCATTCTGAGGGCTTTGCTTAAAAAGGGACTTCTTACCGTCTCGGAATACAGGCGCTGCGTGCGTGAAATTCGTGAAGAAATCAAGCCTCCCGTTACGCTTCTTTGCAGTGATCAGAAGGTCTTAAATAGCTGGATACGAACCCGCTAAAAACGCTGAAAAGCCTTGATATAAGTGCGTTTACGAGCAAACATGTGATGGAAAGGAGACGCTGAAATGGACGTTACAAAAATCCCGGCTAAGCTGCCGGGAAACATAGAAAAAGAAAAGGTTGCGGCTTATGCCAGAGTCTCGACCAAGAGCGACGCTCAACTTCATTCATTGGATGCTCAGATTGATTACTATAGAAAAAAGATCAATGCACATGCTGACTGGAGTTTTGTCGGTGTCTTTGTCGATGATGGTCTCACAGGCACAAGAAGTGATCGCCCCGGACTTGAAGACCTTATGGACAATTGTCGTAGAAAAAAGATTGACCTTGTCCTGACCAAATCGATCTCACGCTTTGCCCGAAATACCGTAGACCTTCTGGCCATAATCAGGGAACTAAAAGAACTTGGGATTGCTGTATTCTTCGAGCGAGAGAAAATCAACACTCTGACTGCCGACGGAGAACTGATGCTGACGCTCCTTGCATCTTTTGCCCAAGAGGAGAGCCGCTCCATGAGTCTTAATAAACGATGGAGCATTCACAGGCAATTTACTGAAGGCGAGCTGGCAGGCATGGCTCATCTCTACGGCTATGATGTTGTCAATGGAGAATTAATTGTAAACGAGCATGAAGCAGAGATTGTCCGCATGATGTACGTGGATTATCTAAGCGGTATGCAGAGCTCGGAAATCGCAGAAAAGCTCAACCGCATGGGTGAACCCAGGAAGCGTGGCGGTAAATGGAAACCGAGAGACATCACAAATGTCTTCAGAAACGAAAAACATACCGGGAACGCCCTGCTGAATAAGCGATATGTGCTTGACCCCATAACGAAGCAAACAAAATACAACCATGGCGAACAGCCTCAATACTATATTGCAAATTCCCATGAAGGCATTATTTCACAGGAGCTTTTCGATGCCGTACAGGAAGAAATGAAGCGAAGAAGCCCTAACAAGGAAGCACCAAAACCTCATAACAAACCATTCACGGGCATGATCTACTGTGCCTGTGGAGCGAAGTTCCAGCGTAAGAAATCACCTGTTCGGGTGTTTTGGCGCTGTGGCAGAAATCTTGGCTCATACGGTGGCCATTGTTCCATGAAAGGCATCCCCGAAGTAACCCTCGAGGCACTTTGCTGTGATGTCCTCGAAACACCTGAATTCGATACAAATACCTTTAGAGAATGCGTAGAGCGGATCAAAATAACAGGAGACAACGAACTGACCTTCCTTTTGAAAGACGGAAACGAGATTCATAAAACGTGGAAGGACCGTTCACGCTCAGAGTCATGGACACCAAAAATGAGAGCGGAGGTCAGTCGCAAGAATAGAGAGAGGGCAAAACATGGCAAGTAAGAAAATAACAGTCATTCCGGCCAAAACACGCCCCGATACTATCATTGGCTCAGCCGAGGTTTTACCAAAGAAGCGAGTTGCAGCTTATGCTCGTGTTTCAACCGATATGGACGAGCAACTAAACAGTTATGGAGCACAAATTAGCTACTACACCGAGCATATCAAGAAAAACCCCGAGTGGACTTTCGTGAAGGTCTATACCGACGAGGGCATCTCCGGATTGATGATGAAAAAAAGAGAAGGCTTTCAGACCATGATCAAAGATGCCCTATCAGGCAAGATTGACCTCATTCTGACTAAGTCCGTATCCCGCTTTGCCAGAAATACAGTTGATACGCTGACCACCGTAAGGAAGCTAAAAGATAAAGGCGTTGAGGTCTATTTTGAAAAAGAAAACATCTGGACAATGGATAGTAAAGGTGAGCTTCTCATCACAATCATGTCGAGCCTTGCTCAGGAAGAAAGCCGCTCCATTTCAGAAAACGTAACGTGGGGACAAAGAAAGCGCTTTGCAGATGGCAAGGTCTCGATGCCTTATAAGCAATTTTTAGGTTACAAGAAAGGTACTGATGGAAGACCCGAAGTTGTGCCCGAGGAAGCAGAAATCGTCAGGAGAATTTACCAGGAGTTCCTGCTTGGCATGACATATACAGGAATTGCCAAGGGACTCGGTTGTGACGGTATCTTGTCGCCGGGAGGCAAAGAAACCTGGAGCAGTTCGACGATCAAGAGCATCCTGCAAAACGAAAAATATAAAGGCGATGCCCTTTTACAGAAACGCTTCACCGTCGATTTTCTGACGAAGAAGCAAAAAGAAAACGAAGGCGAAGTGCCACAGTACTATGTGACGGGTAGTCATGAAAGCATCGTCAGCGACGAGATCTTCGACATGGTACAGGTGGAAAT